AGGTGCTCGATGCCACCGAGTAGGGAGCAGGTGCTGGCAGCCTTGGTCGACGTCTGGCGGCCGGGCGACTGGTTCCGCCTGACGGACGAGGCGGCCGGCCACTACGTCAACAAGGCCGCCGTGTGTGCCGAGTTTGCGCCGGGCAGCGTAATCGAGATCGGCACCCGGGCGGGCTACTCGCTGGCGGCGTTCGCCGTGGCGGCACCGATGGCACGGTACTTCTGCATCGACGGCGGCCTCGACGACGACTCGCCCGAGTGCCTGCGGCACTGGCACGCCGTCCGAGCCCGCCGCGGCATCGATGCCCAGCTCGTCGTCGTGGACACGCAGCACGTCCGCGAGCTGCCGCGGGCGGACTTTGCCCACGTCGACGGCGACCATTCCTACCAGGGTGCCCTGCGGGACCTGCGGCTGGTGGCCGCGTGCCCGGTGATCCTGGCGGACGACTGCGACAACCCGCACGTGCGGCGGGCGGTGCTCGAGTTCCTCGACCAGGCCAAGCGGCCGGCCAGGTGGATCGACGACGGCCTGCGGCAATGTGCGGTGATCACATGACGCTTGACGACCAGCTCGAGCAGCGTGACGGCTTGTGGTGGCCGGCGGCCGACCACGGCTGCTGGGACTGGATGCACATGGCGGCCGGCCTGCCGGAGCGCGTCATGCGGCACGTGCGCCAGTGGCGGTCGGTGGTGGTCGCCGGCGCCAATGCCGGGTTCTACGTGGCAACCTACGCGTCACGGTTCGGGCATGTGCTGGCGATCGAGCCGCACCCGCTCAACTTCCACGCCTTGGTTCGCAACTGCCAGCAGCCAAACGTCGTCAAGGTGCAGGCCGCGCTCGGCATCGACCGCGAGCCGGTGTCGATGCGGGTCGACCATGATGGCAACTGCGGCGGCTACTACTGCCAGCCGGGCGGCCTGATCCCGACGCTCAGGCTCGACGACTTCGCAGCACCGGTCGACTGCCTGCACCTGGACGTGGAGGGCTACGAGCTGCAGGCGTTGCAGGGTGCCGAGGTGACCGTGTCGGTGCACAGGCCGGCGGTGGTCGTCGAGACGATCGGCAACGAGACGCGCTACGGCCACACGTCCGCCGACGTGCACGCGTGGTTCACGGCACACGGTTACGCCGTCGCGGAGCGGCTGCCGCACGACACTATCTACACGTGGGGCGGCTCGTGAAAATCGGCATCTACGCGCTGGCCAGGAACGAGGAGTCCCACGCGATCGACTGGGCGGAGTCGACCGACGGCGCCGACGTGGTGATCGTCACGGACACCGGGTCGACCGACTCAACCCCGCAGCGTCTGCGGTCCTGCGGCATCACGGTGATGACCGGCAACGTGATCCCGTGGCGGTGGGACGACGCGCACAACCTGTCGCTGTACCACCTGCCGGACGACGTGGACGTGTGCGTGCGGCTGGACCTCGACGAGCGGCTGCAGCCCGGGTGGCGTGAGGCAATCGAGCGGGCGTGGACGGGCAACGTCAACAACCTGCGGTATCGGTACGTGTGGTCGTGGAAGTCGCCCGGCGTGCCCGGGCTGGTCTTCCTGTCGGACCGCGTCCACGCCCGCCGCGGCTTCCGGTGGTCGGCACCGACGCACGAGGGGCTCGTGTGCTGGTCGGGCGAGAAGGTGCAGGCCGTCGCCGACGGTCTCGAGATCCACCACCACCGGACGCCAGGCAAGCGGCATAAGACGGACCTCGAGCTGCTCGAGGTTGCGGTCCGCGAGGCGCCGCACGACGCCCGCGCTCACTGGTACCTCGCCCGCGAGCAGGAATGGGTCGGGCACCCGGCCGCGGCGGCGACGTTCGCCCACTACCTCGGCCTGCCGGGCACGCCGACCGAGCGGTCGTACGCCTACCGAGCCCTGTACCGGCTGACGCAGGACGAGCGGCACCTGCACCGAGCGGCCTACGAGGCGAAGGCGGAGCCCGACGCGTGGCAGCAGCTGGCGTGGGTGCACTACCAGCGGCAGGAGTGGCAGGAGTGCCTGACGTTTGCGGAGGCGGCCATGCAGGCCACAGGCGAGTCGACGCACGCCACCGACCCGGACGCCATGACACGAGCCTACGACCTGGCGGCCGTGGCTGCGTGGAATCTAGGCAAGCACCCACAAGCCCTGCAGTACGCCCGCGAGGCTGTGCGACGATGCCCGGACGACCCGCGGCTGGTCAAGAACGTGGAGCAGATCGAGGCCCATGAGCAGCACGCTGCGTGAGATTGCCGACGCTCTTGCCGACGGACTCGACGCCGAGACGTTCACGTCGGTGGCGACGCAGCCGGCCGTCGAGCGAGTCAACTGGCCGGACTACACCATCGAGGAGATGGTCGATCCGGTCATCGCGGTCATGCCTGGCACGTTGACGATCGAGCGAGTCGACCGCACGCACCACCAGTACGACTACCAGGCCGTGGTGTTCGTCGGCCGGCACACGCCGTCGGACGAGATGGCCGACGACATGCTCGACCTGGCGGAAGAGATCGCGGACGCGATCCGGGCACACACTTGGGACCAGGCGGTCGTCTGGCCCAGCGGCGTCACCACGCCGGTCGAGGTCGCGATCGAGGTGAACCCTGACGACGCGTTGCACGACCGCAACGTGTGGCGGGCGGTCATCACCGCCACCTACAGGACGTTCCGCTGATGGCAGGCCGACGTGGCGGAAACCGCCGGCCCGTGTCGGCCGCGACCGCGAGCCAGCGGGCGATCACCGCGCGGGTCAAGGGGCAGTTTTTCGACCGGTCCAAGGTTCGCCGGCTGCTCGAGCGAGCCAACTACGAGGCGCTCAAAAAGGCCGGCATGGACATCCGCCAGGCGTCGAAAAAAGGCATCGGTCAAAACGCACCCAAGCGGACCAAGGCCGGTCAGCGCGAGGTGAAGGCCGGGGCAGTGATCGAGTTCATGAACGGGCTTTACCGGGACCTGACCATGATGGGAAGCGGCAAGCCTCGGCCTGCCGGAAAGCCACCCAAGTCATGGGCACCAAAGCGGTGGCTCTACAACGACATCATGTACTTTTGGGACGCGACGACGCGCAGCGTGGTCATCGGCACCCTTCGCGCTGACTGGCTGGGTCGGCTGCACGAGTTTGGCGGGTCCCTGACGCTGACGGCGTGGCGGATCGGCATCGGAGCGGCTAGGCGTGCGAAGGATGCACGAGATGCCGGCAAGCCGATCCCGAGGCTTGCCAGTGGCGGCTATGACTATGGCGCCATCCTGTGGACGCACAAGGGATTCAGGGGCGCCAAAAACTGGGACAAGACCACGATCACTCGATCGGTCACCTATCCCAAGCGGCCGTTCATGCAGGGTGCTGCCGGCGTGCAGAAGGTCGTGGCCCGCATTTTTACGCGGTTCCGCGACACCATCCGCGCGGCGTAACCGTCCACACCCCCTGCGGCGGCCGCGTCGCCTGGCCGTACCCTGCCAGTGACACCAGCAGGAGCCACACATGGCCGTCACGCTCGGCAAGGACGTCACGATCTCGGGCCTCGCCAACGCCCGATCGATCACGGTGAACAACACCGCGAACGAGGTGGACGTCACCAAGTTCGGCGACAGCTTTCGCACGTTCGTCAAGGCCATGGTCGAACAGACCATCGAGGTCGAGTGCGTCGACAGCCCGGGCAAGGCTGTCGGCGAGACGTTCACGCTCACCGGCACGACGACGGGCGACACGGTCGAATTCGTGGTCACCAACGTGGCCCAGTCGCAGCCCATCGACGGCATCATCACGTTCACTGTCAGCGCCCAGCGCTACAAGACCCAGACCTGACCGGAGACCACCATGGCGATCACCCTCGGATTCAAGGCGGCCAGCGCCCCACCGTTTGGAACCGACGTCATCTCGGCGACCTACACCGAGGAGGCCGAAGTCGTCGACGTGTCGAACCGTTCCAACGTCGGCACCGGCACGGTCGGCTATCGTGCCTTCGACACGGGCTTCAAGTCGCAGACTTGGGAGATCGAGTGCCATGACGCCACGGGCGTGATGGCGCAGCTCGTGAGCAACACCGCGACGAGCAACTTCGTGGTTATGGGTGTCACCGAGAACGTGTCCATCGACGGCGCCGTGACGTACACGATCACCGCGCGTCGGGGAGGCATCTGACTCGTGGCGATCACGCTCGGCAAGGACGCGACGCTGACCGTCGGCGGTGCGATCGCGAGCGTGCGAAACGTCACGTGGACAGCGACAGCCCGCACGATCGAGATCGAGGAGTATGGGTCGCGCGAGCAGGCCGTGTATTCCACCGGCTGGGCTGCGACCGTGTCGTTTGAGATCAACGACGACGGTGACATGGATCTCGATCTGCTGCTCGACGGCACGCTCGTGGCCGTATCTGGCGGGGAGGCCGGCTGGGCGTTCGACGCTGTCGTCACCGGCATTAACGAAACTAACCCGCTCGACGGGGCCACGAGCTGGACCGTCGAGTGTGCGTTGACTAGGTCTGGGCTCAGGAGCTGACCATGCGTGAGTTCAAGGACGACGAGGGCCGGCCGTGGCGTCTCGTCATGACCGTGGGCGCCGCCGCGAGGGTTAAGGACCTTGTGCGTATCGACGTCCAAGAGGACGAAGAACAGCCGGACGGGTCCGTCCGCAAGGTCGACCGGTCGATCCCGTTCGACCTGATCGACGTCTCGACGATCGGACGCGCCCTTGAGGTGATTCGCTCCCGGTACACCACGATCGGCGAGGTGCTCTACGCGATCCTTTGCCGACAGGTCGACGAGCGCAAGCTGACGAAGGAAGAGTTTTTGGAATCGCTTCGCGGTGACTCGCTCGAGGCGGCGCAGCGGGCGCTCGAGGAGGAGCTGGTCGATTTTTTCCCCCTCCGCCTTCGCCGCATGATCAAGCAGCTCGTCGAACGCATGGACGAGCTGCAGGCCGAGCTGGCCAATCGGGCGGAGGCGCAACTGCAAAAGACGACGGTCGAGTCCCTGCTCGGACCATCTGGGACGCCATTTACGAGGCCGCCGGAATTCTCGGAGTCAACCCAGACGAATGGACCCTCCGTGGACTCTTCGCCGCTCGAGACGCTCGTCTAGAGCAGGAATGGTGGCGGGTCGCGTGGCTGATGAGTCAACAAGCCAACCTGAACCGCAGCAAGGGCCAACCGCAAGCCAAGCCGATCGAGTTCAACCCCTTCGCCAAAAAGGCCACGCCGCGGCAGGCGACGCCCGACGAGATCCGCAAACTGCTCGGGCCGAATTGGCATGAGGTAAAAACATGAGTGCCAACGCAGTCCGCCAGGGCAAGGTCTACGTCGAGATCGGGGCGGACCCCAAGAAGCTGTTTGCGGCCCTTGGCACGATCAACAAGCGGATGGGGCAGCTCGGCTCGTCGATGATGTCGATCGGCAGCCGGCTCATGGCTGCCGGCAGTGCGATCACGGCGCCGATCGCCGGCGCGGCGGCTGCGTTTTCCGAGGTCGGGGATGCGGTGCAGAAGATGGCCGCGCGCACCGGCCTGTCGACAGAGGCTGTGTCCGCGTTTGGGTTTGCGGCCGGCCAGTCGGGCACCGACATCGGCACGCTGGAAAAGGGCATCCGCACGATGCAGCGGACGCTCGACACGGCATCACAGGGTGGCAAGGCCGCCGCCAAGGCGTTTGAGCGGCTTGGCGTCGACGTCAACGCGCTCAAGCAGCTGTCGCCCGAGGATCAGTTTCTGGCGTTGTCAGACGCGCTTGCGCAGGTGCAGGACCCGGGCGAGCGGGCGGCCTTGGCGATGGCCGTGTTCGGTCGTGCCGGCACGGCGCTCCTGCCCATGCTCGAGGACGGTGCCGGCGGCATACGGGCGCTCATGCAGCAGGCCGAGCAGCTCGGCATCGTCATGGATCAAGAGACGGCTGACTCTGCGGCACGACTAAACGACTCGATCGGCGAGCTGATGACGGCGCTCAAGGCCGTGACCGTCACGGTGGGCGCCGCCGTCGCGCCGGCAATGGCTGGACTGTCGTCGTCGATCGCGATCCTCGTCGGCCAGGTGTCGAGGTACATCAGCGAAAACAAGGTCTTCGTGCAGCAGGCGTTGGCCGTGGGGGCCGCGATGGTGGCGGTCGGCGGCACACTCACGGCCGCCGGCTTTGCGGTCAAAACGCTGTCGACCGGCGTGGCGGCGCTTGTGTCGCCGCTGGTATCGACGGTCAAGGTTGCCTACCAGCTGGCGGCGTCGTTTGTGTCCGCAGCCGCCGGTGCCGTGCTGTACGGCGTGAAAACGACCGTGGCGGCGGCGACCAGCTTGGCCGCGTGGGTGGCCGCCAACGCCCCGCTGGCGATCGCCGTAGGCCTGCTGGGTGCCGTGGCAGGGGCTGCCATCTACGCTGCCGGCGGATTCGGTCAGATCGCATCGGCCATCGGTGGAGCGTTCGTCGACGCCGGCAACAACGCCATGGGTGTGCTACGCGACCTGGGCGCGACCGCCACGGCGACGTTCGACGGCGTGTACCAAGAGTTGGCCGCCGGCAACCTAGCGGGCGCCATGGACATCCTGTGGCTCGGTCTACAGGCCGGCTGGGCTCGAGGAGTCGAGGCCCTGATGGGGCAGGTCGACTCGTGGGTGGCGACGTTCCAGAACACGTGGACGTATCTTGGTGCGCAGGTTGCAGGTGAGTGGGAAGGTATGTGGTCGTACGTTGTGCAGAGCGCCAACACGTTCGGCGCGATCCTAAAAGGTGCATTTGACAACGTCATAAACTTCATTCTCGCGTCTTGGGACGCTATGGAGTCAGCCGTTCGGAAGTCGTGGAACTATGTTCAGTCTTTCATCAGAGACGGCTACGCTCTTGCAAAAGAAAATTCGCAGGTGGATAGCGAAATGTCAGCGAGGGCCGCAGCTCGCGCTCAGTCTCGTCCTGGCATTGCTGGACGTATAGAGACGGCAGCACAGGAGAACGCACAAACGGCTGCTAATGCGCAGCGCAATATCGACGCCATGAACGCCAATGCTGACGCCACGGCTCGAGGCCGCCTAAACGCCAACGCGCAAATGGCCGCCGATCGTCGCAGCGTCACCCAAGAGGCTGAGGCTGCGCTGGCAGAGGCGTTGGCAGCCTCAGCTGCTCAAGCTGCCGAGCGTGCCGCCGCCCGAGGCAACGAGCAACGCATCCGGGAAGGTGCCGGCGCCGCTGCCGCCGGCATGGAGCGCGGCGAGGTAGCCGGCACGTTCTCCGCGGCCGCGGCCAGCGGCCTCGGGTTCGCTCGGTCACTCGCACAGCAGCAGGTCGACCTGCTTGAGCGCATTGCTGACAACACGGACGAAGACCCGGCAACTGTGGGGACCTGACGCATGCCGACATACACATGGGTCGAGGACTCTGCGAGCCGGTCGGCGACGATCTACCGTCTCGGGCAGCGCAGCCAGAACACGTACAAGAAGTCGTGGAAGATTTTCGGCACGACCGACGACCGTGCCGTGCACGACGACGTGAACGTGACGCTGTGGACCAGCTACCTCTACTGGGAGTACCCCGGGCAGCCGCTGAACAAGCTGCAGGCCGAGAGCTACACGCTCGACTACCTGGGCGACGAGGCGTGGCAGCTGACGGTGAGCTACGTCAGCCGCGGTGCGGACGACGACCAGAAGCCGGACCCTCTCCGTCGCTCGAGGTCGTTCGACACGTCAGGCGGAACGACGCACATCACGCAACAGCCGAGCTATGCGGCTGGCACAGCGCTGGGTGGATTGGTGTGGAACACAGAAAAACGTTATCCGACTGGCGGCTCCAACGCTGCACCAGACCAACAGGGTGCCA